TGGCTGATATATTTGAACAATGTTCGACCATGCACTGCAAGCAGGCTAATACCTGCGCCAAAAAATTAGAACCCGATTCCCTAAACGTTCGCGTTCAGAAATGGTATCCGGACACTATTCACGGCAGGTTCCATTGTGTAGGGTATGAAAAAATATACGGGAAACGTAAGTGATAATTGATAAATTCTTAGGTATCTACAACACCGTCAACGAGCGGGATATTCCCGACGGCGCACTGCAGGACGCGGTAGATGTCGATATTACCAACGCAGGCGGGCTAGTCGCGCGTCCGGGCTACCAATTGGCGCTCTCCGTACCGGTTACTACGGCGTACACCACTTTAGACGACGTAACTTATTTAGTGTCCGAAGGTAGCTTAAAGCGAGTGAATCCCGACTTGAGTTTAGAAACCCTCGGAAACACGACAGCGACCGAATTCACCGATTACCAACGATACTTGTTTACAAACGATGGCAAGAGCATTTTTGAAGATACTGTTACCGATCTTGTGGTTCCTGTTCCGCAGGAACCGGAAATCGTCATCACAGGCGGAACAAGACCGGCAGGACTATACAACATCGTCACAACGTTCATCAACGGATCGGGCTTAGAAGGCGGAACTTCACCGGTCGTTACGGTAGAACTCGACGCTCCGGGTGAAATCCTGATTACGCCGGAGTACAAAGAGGGCTACCAAAACGCGGTTTATATTACTGAGGTCGGCGGTGAAGTGTTTTACGACATTTTGACCGGGCGACCCATATTCCCGGCGCAGATTAACGCGAACCCATTTCCAAGCCGTGCTGAGAAAATTGAATACTTCAATTCAAGATTATACGTTTCGGAACGCATGGATGAACATACTGTTGTCTGGTTCAGCAAAGTAAATCAGTTTCACTTGTACGGCGCAGATAGCGGCTATTTTGTGATCCCGGGCAGAGTGCTGGATATGAGAGCAACGAAAGAAGCCTTGATTATCGGCACAGACAAAGCGATCTACGCATACGCGGACGAAGTTCTAAACGAACTGGCTAAATACGGCGTAGTCGCAGGACGACCTATCGTTAAGTTACCGGATGGCTCTGTGCGAATCCATACTGTTCGGGGTGTATGTAGTGCGTTGCCGTTTACCCCCTTGACTGAAGATACCGTTTCACTGTACATGGGTAGTGTGGTTTCAACCCATATCATGTATCATAACGGCATTAGAAAATACGTGGCTTTGCACGATGCAGGAGAGCCTGCATTCAACCGAGCCTAAGTTTTAAAAACTGGAGGAAACGTGGGCACAATCCCATCGGTAGTAGAAGTAAATAAAGACGTTCGATATGATCCTGATAGTGGAAATTTCTATCGTATGGTAGTAACTAGACCGAGGGATAAGGTAGGCGATATAGTAGGGTGCAAGACCGAAAATGGTGTTCTAATAGGTGTAAGAAAGAGACAGTACCAAGCCGATGTATTAGCTGCGTATCTTATGACAGGACTGCTAGTTAGCAGAGTAAGCCACTTAAACGGCGATAAATTTGATAATAGGTGGAATAATCTTTTGCCGGTAGCAGAAACTTTTTCTACTGTAAGGATCGATGAAATAACCGTAGATATGGTTAGTCCATATTTGAAATATAATGCCGATACTGGAATGTTTATCAGGCTAGTAGGAATCGGCGGAGAGAGCATCGGAACTATAGCCGGAACTAAAACAATAAACGGGTACGTGCACATAAACCTGTTTAGACATAAGATTTTAGCGCATAGGCTAGCGTGGTTAATTATGACTGGTAAATGGCCTGAAAACCAGATAGACCACATAAACCTAGTCAGGGACGACAATAGGTGGATTAATCTAAGGCAGGCCACAGCTCACGAGAATATGCGCAATAGAAGGGCCAGAAAAGACAATTCTACCGGCGTGAAAGGGGTGGGTATAGACCCACAGAGTAAAAAACATAGGGGTCGGGTACGAATGAACGGAACGATGTACGATGCGGGCAGTTACGACACCCTTGAAGCCGCGGAGGTAGCGGTAAAACTGCTTAGAGAAAAGCTACACGGCGATTTTCACAGACACATATAACTTTAGCTAATAACGCAGAGATTGCGTAAACCTTCCTTAACGGAGATACATACTTATGTTTAGATACTCGACCGGCTGCTTCAACAGCTTTCTGGCAACCCTAAAAACCGATATGGCTGACGGGGTTATCAATTTTTACACGGGGGCACAACCTACCAGCCCAGATGCTGCAGTAACAGGTACTTACCTCGGTCGCGCTACTTTGGCAGGCGGCGCGTGGACAGCGGGTTCTGCGACTAACGGTTTGGAATTTGCGGCACCTTCCGGCGCGTCAATTGACAAAGCATCTGCGGAAGAATGGAAGTTTGTGTGCGAAACCGCAGGTACTATTGGCTGGGCGCGTTTCGTGTCTAACTCTGCGTCCGATACAGGTGGCTCTTCCACTACGCTAAAGCGTATGGATTTCTCTGTAGGCATCACTTCAGGCGACTGCTTGATGTCGAAAGTGACTTACGCAGTCGGCGAAACCGGCGTTATCCAATCGTTCAACATTCCGCTGAGCAACATTTCCTAATAGGAGAACGACATGCCTGTAGGAACAGTTACGAAATACAATCAGCTTGAGAAGCAGTTATTCGACACCGCCAATCGCCAGTGGAACGATGCTACTACCGGTAACATCATGTTCTGCTTGGTCACGAACGGTTACACGCCGTCGGCTACCCACACGACTACCACCGATCTCGGAGCTAACCTCATCTCTTCTGGGGACGGCGCTGCGCGGATAGCAGCTACTAGCTTGTCAATTGACAACACCACGACTCCCGGCACCACGTACTACGATAGCGCCGACGTAACGTGGGGCGCTTCAGTAACTATTACCGCTAAGTATTTGGTATGCGTACAGCCGGTAACGGCTAACACATTTTCCGGTACTACCGACAAATTGTTGTTCTACGTTGATCTGGACACCACTAGCTCTTCTACCTCGGTATCATCTACTGCTACCCCGTTTACAGTCATCGCGCCGACTAATGGTTGGTTTAAAACCACCTAATAACGGACGATCATGGCCGGAATTTCAGCTAGATATTGGAGGATAAATGTAACCGAAAGCCCAGATGGGGTTCATGCGCTTCTTCGACAAATGTATATTGTCGGAGATTCGGGGGATTACGATACCACAGGAAAAACTTACTTAGGCTCTCCGAACGGGGCCTATGCGTACCAGCTGTTTGACGGTGTAGGCACTACTAACTTTGATTTCATGCCTCTGTCTTCGTGGGCGGGGGTCGATATGGGGTCTGCGGTAACAGTAGCATCCATAGGGATACTTAGTGCTGGAGTAAATTCATGGTCGCCCAAAACATTTACGATAGAGTATTCCAATGACGGTTCTACTTGGGCCGTTGCTATAGCTATATCTGGCAAAACAGATTGGACATCTTCTAGGGTAAATTACTCTACTGTATTAGCAGATACTAATTTAAGTAATGTAAAGCTGTTAGTAAATTCTGAGCAGATACCTCCTGTTGATAAATCTCCTTCTGGCAGATCACTTACTTTCTCTGGTACGTCTGCCCGATCTACAACACAAAAAAAGTTCGGGACTGGTTCTTTAGTATTTGACGGGTCCACCAACTGTTATGTTTCTGCGGGAAACCCTACTGATTTTTCGGGGACATCTGATTTTACGATAGAGGCATGGGTTTATGCGAACTCCATGTCAGGTAACAATAGAGTCATATTCTCTATAGATGCTACTGGCCCCACCGTAGGGCTGCAGCTAAGTCTATATTTGGGCGGTTTGTACTATAACGATTTTGATGTCGGATTAGCCGCACCGTCTGCTGGAGTAGTAACAGGTAAATGGACTCATATAGCAGCTAGTAAACAAGGGAATGTCCACAGACTGTATGTTGATGGTGTCCAGGTTTCGGCTAATACTATCGCCGTATCTTCTTGGACACCACTATACGCAACGCTAGGGGCTAGTAGGGCAGGGTACTTGCCCTTTGACGGATACATCGATGATCTTAGATTTACACAAGGCGTAGCTAGATACACATCCAATTTTACGCCTCCTACGGCATCTTTTGAGGAGTACGTAGCGCCTAGCTGGGTAGCTGGACAGGCTACTATTTCGGTATCAGGGCAAACTCCAACTTTTGAGAGCTACGCACCCCTAGCACCAGTCCAAGGAACCATCGCCCTTATCGGACAAACGCCGATAACTAATACAGGTTACGCAGTAAGCCAAGGAACTATATCGGTATTAGGGCAGCAACCGCTATTACCGACCTATCTATCACCTACGCAAGCAACTGTATCTTTACAGGGGCAGCAGCCGCAGATAGCGCCATTTGTAATAGCAACCCCGACGCAATTAGCGATAACCATTACGGGACAAAACCCGCTACTTAATACCGCCGCCCCCGAACCCGTTATATTAACAGCAGTTCAGGGGAGCATAAGTTTATTAGGACGGACACCAGCATTTAATCAGGCAGAAGCGACAGCCGATGTTGTAGGTAGAGGGTTCCAAACACTCCCCTCTATTTTAGGCGATTACGACGTATCCTCTGTATCCGGAGGTACTTTTGGAACAATATCCAAAATATACGGTGGTTCGCTAGTCATAGGCTCTCTGTTTAAAACTACTCCTACCTTAACGGCGATAGCCGACCAGACAGGGTATGTTGCAGGACGCGGGTTCTTATCCACCCCAACGATAGAAATCGCTCACGATTTCGTATCGTCTGTTCAAGGTAGAGGGTTCTCAAGTAAATCAACCGTAGTAGGCGGTTCTATAGTTGCTGGTAGGGCATTTAGTTCTCCGCTAACAGCTACTATAGACGCACCTATCTCACTGTCCGTAACAGGACAAGGGTTCCAA